TTAGAATTTGATTTGGTCAAAAGATGCTATTTTGTATACCTTGCAAAGCTTAACTGCAATGCTGCATGGCATAGTTTTGGTATTCTGTTCATACCCATCTAGTTTGTCGACGGCGATACCGATTCTCTTCGCAATAAATTCTAGTTCAATGCCTTTTGAAATGCGAATTTCTAGGAATGTACACGCCATGTACTGACCTCCATTTTATGATGTATAATAAGTACGAATGTAAAACGTAAAAAAGGAGTTAGATATGCCCCTCATTAGAGGGAGGTGCCGACTTCGTGATTATTTGGGCGACATGTCTCCAGCACAACTCGCAAGGCGTCTGGGCGTGAATGAGTCAACTGTGTCTCGTTGGATCAGTAGAGAACGAGATATGACATACGAACACGCAGTAGAAGTAGCAAACGTACTTAATTGCCATGCTGAGGATTTGTATGATTTTGAGTATGTAGCCCCAAAAGATCCGTCTGATGAATGAGGGTTCGGCCCTCCCTCTACGAAACTTGCCTATATGGCAAGTTTTATAACCACCCCCGTTCAAATAATGTAACTATTATTAATATTTATTAATTTAATAGTAACACAGCTTGTCATAATTTGTTGTCGAATTATGCGGTTGTCAATACCAGATCTGTATACACATCTGGTATTATTTTTGATTTTTAGCTATTTTCTTTCGACAATCTTGTCGAATGCATCCATAATCTTACTTATATTGCGTCTGGACACTTTGCATTTAAGACGATCTGATTTGCCGAAAACTAAGTCTCCGTCACAGAAAGATTTTGCGCTAGCCAGGTGTACCAGATCGTTTTGATTGATCTTAACGTAGCCGTGCCGCGTTAGAAGCATTTCTAGTTGACTCATAATCGATCCGTTGATTGTCCCTGTATGGTTTTCCAATATGATTCTTCTATTTTGTACCCGAATAATGGGTATCTGCACTTTACGCCTTGGCATGATATCACCTCAGCTACATCATTGCCGCCAAAATGACTCCATAAACAGCAAAAGAGCCGTAGGGATGCTTTCCCTCGGCTCATGCCTATTTTACCACTACTTTACATTTAAGACAAGACAGAGATCTACGTCGCTACCTATTTAACTTCGAGGGCAACAAGACTCTAGTCAGCCCTCTGGCATGCTCCAAATGCCCGCTCTTAACTAACTCATTAAGGGTATCGCGTACCTGTCGTTCAGTAAGCTGGCTACGTTGACATAATACCTGTAGTCCAGCGACGTAGTCGGCCCAATCATGTCTATATGTGTGCCAGAGGATTGTTAATACTTTACGCTGCCGATCAGTCAACATCGTCTACACCCTCGATATCAGCAAGCGGGTACCAGTCCCCGTTAATCATAAACTGCCCTCGCTGCTTGCTGATGCGGTCAACCATCCCGACAACCTGCAGTTGCTCCTTAGGATCAAAAAGCCTCACAGTAATCAAGATACGTCGATTGAGAGACTCAGTCAGCTTCCTCCCGATCTGCTCCAACTCTTGGTCGTCAAGGTTTATCCGTTGCCTGTTATCCTTGTTGGCATTGTACTCGTTGGTTCGCTCTCTGAGTTCCGGCAATATTATTCTGCTGGATTCCCATAGTCCATTTCCCTCTAACTTTTTACGCATTGTAACTCACCTCGAATAAGTTATATGCTCTATTATATACAGAACATACGTTCCTATTGCAAGACATAAAAAAATTCCAGCTTATTGGCCGAAATTTTTCATTTTCTCTTCGGTTAATAGGTTAATGACTACGCTAACTGTTGTCTTCTGTTCATCTGCTCTATCTTTCAGCCACTCCAACAAATGCGGCTCAAAATAAATCGCCTCTCGTATCTTCTTATCCGCTTTCGGTGGTCTTCCAGCCATAGCGCTCAACTCCTTTAAAATAATTTTACAGCATTTAAAATATTTTAGCAACATGCCAAATAACCATTTACAGAGCATTTTAAATGCTGTATAATTAAGTTGTAAGGAGGTGAGACAAGCACATGCAAGATTGGGTAACGCTCTTATCCAGCATCATCCAACTACTAGCCGCAATCATGATCTACTTAGCCGCTGGACGAGAGCAAAAGAAAAAAGGAACCAAACATCGCCGTAGGGGCAAACGTTAAAAGGTTCCATTGGAAGGTCGGTCACGACCCGGCCTTCCTCCCAATCTTACCATAAAGCAAGAGAATAATAAACGGGAGGTAGTCATCAATGAACATGAATTTAAACGTAACTATGAATGAGGATGTTGTTAGTGCATTAGGAATGGCGATAGCGGATCGGCAGAGAACGGTACAGGGCTATCTCAAGCACCTTACAAGTGAACAATGGCGTAAGACGTATGCGGCGGAACTAAAAGCGCTTGAGCTGGCGAAAGAGGCTCTCTGTAACGCTGAAATTGTAATCTAATGGTGGGGCTGCGGCCCCTCCCACAATATTCAATAAAAAACTAAAGGAGATGTTGAAATGACTATTAAATACAACGGAATCGGAATTACTTTGACTCAACTACCATTTATCGATGGACCAATGGGAGAGCGCCCTCTATACAAAGCACGCGGGCAAGACGGTTCCGGCAATGGGTACCTTGTAAAGTGGGAAGTTGTCGAGAACTGGCAGGATATCGAAGACGAATCTGATATGGTGGCAAATTGGGATGCGCCTAATGAAGTTGTATTTCATTAACACAGGGGCTACGGCCCCTCCTACAAAGGAGGAGGTAAATCGATGAAATGCACTACGTGCAGTAAGGCGATCTCGGGCAAATATCGCATCGCAGGCAAGCCTTACGGTTACGATTGCTATCGGCTTAAGCTGACAGAGATCCGCGCAGCCGCCGAACTGGCGGCGCAGGAGGAAAGGAACGCCGAGCATGCGCTTAAATGTTCCGCTGCAATGGCCGTCTTTTCCGGCTTGATGTATCGGTCGGAGTGGCTGGTTAAATTTCAGGCCAGCATCATCCAGCAGTGGGAAGATTGCCGAAAACTAACGGCAAAACAGCTATCCGTGATCCTCACCAAGATTGACGAGGTTGATTACGGACTTACCTCTCGATGGCTCCAGAGGATCGGTCGCTTACTGCGCACGTCATCAACTATTTGGCCTATCGCGGCAAATTTACCGCCGAGCATGTTCACGACGAGAGGTTTTCCGACCTCATTAGACACGCGCTGCATAACAGGGAGCGCGGGACATATGTACTCCAAGCGGTGGACGATAAGGGTATGGCCCTTGACGTGTGGGGTCATGTGTATGAGGATGATCCACTCCCTCCAGTCGCATGTTGGCGATTGCGTATATTTCATAATCTCCACCCATCGCAGGGAGACTGGTTCGGGGATGTATTATTGGCAGCCACACACAACTTAGCTTACGTAGTGGGCGTTGTATCGCCGCTGCGCCGCAAATCATTGGGGGCCTAGCGCTCCCTCCTACAATATGCTGGCGAGCTTACGCGGGGAGGTAACGGGGATGACAAAAGTAATTCCAGTTAGCGAAATACCTCAATGGCAACGAGAAGCTGTTCTGATGGATTGGGTGCGTTGGGTAGTTATTCGAGATGGCAAAATCGACAGCGGACACAAGACACTGGGTCAAGCTAATAGAGCATCACAATAATACAGGCCCTTCGCGGTCTTCCGGGAGATGGAGCGTATGCAATATTCGGTTTTTAAAATGAAATGTCTAGATTGCCAAACGGTATTCTTTGTAGGAGAGGACGCGGAAGAGTACGATAAATGCCCGATGTCCTTTTGTGCGGAAGGTTACGGGATCGAAGAGGACGAGATTATTTACGAAGTGTCATTAGACACATATACAGGATCGGTCAGTATTGCACAAGTTCCCGACAACCCCGACGCTATAAAAATACGCTAACGGAGGTGATCACCATGCAAACGGCATCCATGATAATAACCGCACTGGCTGCGGCGGTAATGGTTGCGGCTGCGGTACGTTGGCGGCGGAACAGGAGGCGCTAATGAAGCAGCACCGGGATAGGATTCGATATTACGCCCACAAAGTCGCCCAGCATATAGCAAAACCGTACCCGAAGAGAATGCCTGGATCATTGAGATCCGAACGGCTAGCAGTTTACAAAGAAGCAATAAATAAAACTATAAGCAACGATAAGTAATCCGCCTGATGAGCTGCCGGAGGGAAACCGGTCGAAACCGCCGCGTTGTGAAACGCCGCGTTCGCGGAAATCCGCCACGAGCTGGTCGTGCATGACTGGCCTTTACATATATTGCACATTGATAATAAAATAGGCACATGCTGGTATATGGAGGTGTGCTTTTTGAGTGTGACTTGCCCAATATGCGGTCAACAGTTAGGACGTAACAAAAAAACTTGCTCCAGGACATGTTACAGTGAGTTGAGAAAGCACTATAAGGAATGCATTATTTGCCGCAATGAATTTCAAGCTCCTCCAAGCAGTGACACCCTTACTTGTAGTCCAGTATGCTCGGCAGTGAATAGAAGACGTAAAACAAGTCTCATAGATAGCCTTTCCATCGCCCATGAACGGCTTCCTTCTCATCCTCTGACCGGTAGATTCGAAACCCATATGCATGCCAAGGAGTGGGTGATCCAATCCCCTTCTGGTGAGGTTTATAAGTGCAGAAACCTAAAAAAATGGTTACGAGATAATGAACACCTATACGAAGGAACTTTAAAGCAAGCTGCAGACGGCATTATGAAAATTAAATATTCCGCTCAAGGAAAACGTAAGAGGAAATCCACCCAATGGAAGGGTTGGAGGCTGCTTGCGTGGAATGATGAATAAGCACGCTGTCCTAATTAGGAGGAGGAATGAACATGATTAAAATTGATGATCGGACGAAAGAATATTTCGAGGATGTCTTAAAAGATGTCGGACTCATTCGCACTATTAATTCCAAAGAAGGATTAGAAGAAATTAGCGAAAAGCAAGGTATAACACCGAAGAAAATTGGATCGTACGAAAATGTCTACGTTAACGCGTCCCCCATAGATATCTATAAATATGCTGCTCCAAATGGAGATGCACGATACTGTGCAGAGTTATCGTATCAAACCAACATTGATGACTATAACATCGAACTTCACATATTCAATAGACAACCTTCTCTCGATGATGTACGAAACGTGCGTACCATCTCTGACATCGAATTCCAGATGCAGTTTAAAGGGCTTAAGCCAGAAATCAAGTGCTATGAGTGTGGTAGGACTGTTCACTTTCTGGACACGTCCGAATCATTTGGAGAGGTCGTTGATCGACTTAATGAAAAATATTGTGGATGCTAAACGAAAGCCCGCCGTCCTATTGGATAGCGGGCTTTGTCTTGTTTATTTATCAATATTTACTGTCCGTGTTGCTGCGTCCCAAGTCACCTTGGCTCCCAGCGCCTCCGCTACGGCGCGTACTGGTACAGTAGTCACCCCATTTTTAAGCGTACCTTTTTGATCCAGTAGCTTACCATTTACGTGGATGTTAACCTGGTCGCTTACTGGTGCTGCCGGGGCTAAGGGTTGTGCCGGCTGAGTCGTTGGTGGCGTAACTGGCGGCTGTGTCATACCGGCAGGAGGCGTGTACTTATGTCCTACAAACAGACAGTACGCTTTAACCACAGACTCGGCATACGCTTGCCAGTTAGCCAGGAGACGTGCCGCGTCAGCAGGGTTGCTGCAAAATCCGTACTCCACAATGACCGTGGATGCATTGCCCGTCAAGCGATGCATGTAGTAGTAATCCCCTCCAGAAGTATTAGGCTTGCTGAACACTGGCCTTGAACGCTTAAGCTGACCTGCATCAGCAATAGCCTGCATCAAAGCTGTTGCCAGTTTACCATTGTTATGAATGCTATGGATGGTCTCCACTCCAGCGGCGCTTGCTGATGCAGCAGCGTTAATATGATTGCTGATGCAATACTTGGCACCACTGTTTTTGACTAGTAGAGCCCTGGCATTTGAGTCCAAAGTGACATCGCTATCCCTTGTCAAAGCCACCCTGACACCCAACTCTTTAAACCGATTGTACTGGTAAAGAGATATGGCAAGAGTTAGCAGTTTCTCGATGATACCGTTTCCACTAGCGCCCGGATCTTTGCCGCCATGACCTGGATCAATTAATAACTCTGGCTTGGGATCTCCAATAATTTTAAACGTCATTGCGCACATCCTCCTTACCCTTGAGCTGCTGCAGTTTATCTTTAATACCAGGCGGCACAAGGATATTTAGCTTGCCGAGATTTTCCACGATGCTTAAGCCTTCGCGACCTAGATAAAAGTAAAAAGCGATTGTCCTTATCACAGGTGCATCATTGCCAAAAAACTGATCCAGCAAGACCGCAAAAGCGATAACGCCGCCTACAACTAGTTTTCTGATGCCTCCCCATAACATGATGTCGCTATCCAGTCGCTTATCCCTCACAGCTGCGAGGACGCCTGTTACATAATCAAATACCATAGCAAATAGCAAGATTTTCAATGCAACGTCCCACCCTCCAAGCGCGGCAGCGATTGTTGTTCCGACTGCGGCAATCACTCCACCAAATGCTGCCTCTTTGCCGGATGCTCCGGCTGCTGCTGTTATAGCAGTTGATAGTAATTGTTTGATCATTGATTTTTTACCTCCCAAGTAAAATAGTAAAATAGTAAAGGCCCCGATTACTCGGAGCCTGCTTGTTTATTTTGGTACAACTTTATCTGAGATGTGCGCCGTCGCATTATGAGATACGACCATATATCTATCCAATGTGTCGTTGTAGGCCACTCCTACCCTACTAATAGCATTGTCAAAAGAGATGCTCGTCCAGTTCACCCCATCCCTTGATGCCAGTCCAAACGGGGTGTTTTGTTGGGATACAGCGATGAAGAGACCTCCGGCAAAAACGATCCTGTCCAATCTAATAGTTAATCCGTTAGTCGAAGGGGTCTCTGTCCACGTGATGCCGTCCGTTGAGGTCGCGGTGTACCCGTTAATCCCTGTTGCGATAAACTTGCCATTACCAAAAGCTACACTGTAGTAATCCCTATTACCCAGCCCCGATCCGGCGCTCCAGTTAATGCCGTCAGATGAGTGTACGCATCGACCTTTATCGCCTACAACCACAAATCTACCGTTACCAAACGCGGCGTCATTAAACTTATCTGTAGAAGCAGACGAATCGGAGTATCGCTGAGTCCACGAACTCAAATTGGTTGATGTGTGTATCCCGTAATATCCACCTACTGCGATATAGCCGGGAGAAGCCGCGTATAGTGGAACCCTACGTGCATATGCCCCGGAAGGCAAAGTGCCGTTAAGGGAAAAACTCGTTCCAGACGTTGAGCTGAAAACTCTTGTTCCGGAAGTCGTTATGAATCTGTTATTAACAAATGTTAGATTTTCTACAGTTTCTCCACCAGATACAGCAAACGAACGACTTACCCAAGTGTCGCCTCCATTAGCAGATGTATAAAACGAAATAGTGTTGTTATTTCCCGACAAGCACATGATCATAAACATTCCTAAGCCATAAGCCAAGTCTACAACGAATGAAGGAGCCGGAGGGTCGGTAATGCGAGTCCAAACGATACCGGACCGCGCTATCATAAAGTCTTTTATGTCAGCGGCTTGCTTTGCAAATGTGTCGGATGCCGAGGCGGCTTTTAATCCTCTGTCGATAAGCGCCTCGGAAAGCAACATCTTACCATTACCGACAGATTGAAAAAGCTCATTTATTGCGGCAACGGTGTTGCCCTTGGCTGACGTTAGCAAAGTCACTAGATTACCGACCTTACCGTTTGTAAATGTCTCGGCTGCCGTCTGCGCTCCGTCGACCATCTGCTTGTTAGCAGCGTCATTATTGGCGACTGGCAGGTTAACTTTAATACGACCACTGGCGTCATACTCCACCAGTGCGCCCGGCGTAGGTGTTGATGTAGCAGCGGCGATATCCCTGTTAGCATTTTCGGCTGCTGCTTGGATATAATCGAGCGCAAAGTCCTGCACACCCTCATGTCGTTGTAACGCCGCTATATCCTGCGTAGATTTAGCGACAGCGCCGCCTAGTGACGATTGGTACGTCAGCACGGCGTCGATGGAGTTAACCGTATAGGCGTACTTGTCCAGTACGATGTAGTCAGCAAAATAGGGTTTGGTGGAATCGTAGTCAGACGGTAGTATCGACATTTTAGGCTCTGAGGCACTCGAATCCCTAACCCATCTTTGTGTATCTACTTCCTTGTCTTTATAGATATTTAAAAACGACCTGACCCGATTTTTCATATGACTTTCCGGCGTACCGGGGCGATTGACCTGGTAGTACCCGCCGACAAGTACAGGATTGACCTTTTCGCGGACGATGACGCCTTCTATCAGCTCGACCGTATTGCCGCCAGCATCAAGTGACAGCCCACCGAGATCGCCCAATAGCTGCTCCGTCTCGGGTTTGGCAAGGACGTAATCAAGCGTTGCCCACGCGTCCCAGCCAGGAGCTTTATTATTGGATACATATGCCTCGGAATTTGTTGCTGGGGCCGCGCCTGTCAGGATCGATACCCAACTAGTATATGTGCTGCCGTTATTACCGTTCGCCCGCCATCCGTTACTTAGCGCTGCGACTGCGTTGTTATTTGGGTTTACTCCATCGACCCAGCCGCTATCAGTATTTGCCACAGACAACACTACACCGCCGTAAGCAGTGCTTAGCCTAAACTCATTCGGTGCGTTTTGGGCATTATTTACAACGTCTTGCCTTAATACAAGGCCATCATACCTTACAGCTATCCCGCTATCGTTAACGTAGTCAGCCGGGACATTTCTTACGATGCGCTTGTAGCCTGTGAAGCTTGAATGAAAGACCCAACTCATTGACCGATCCAACTTGTAATCTGACCTTATCCGCCTAAACACCTGCCGCGTCGCGCTGTCGTAACTGTCCGCTATGCTACGGTCAACGTTGCTGGCTAGGATTGTGTCAGCGTGGGCGTAAGATGGATTGTAAGGCGCAAAAGCGGTTGCAATCGTTCCGAGTTCGAGTTGGACGTCTTCGAACGTGAATGTTCCTGCTGTTATCGCGTTGTCGAGCCGGATACAAGCATATCCGTTAAACGATGCATCAACGGTAAATGTCGGTGTAGATATGATTGCTCCACCAGTACCCTTACCCTTATGGACCAATACTCGTCCCGTCCCTTTATGGTGTACATGATACGTTTGACCAGCGACAACCGGGATATCAATGGATGTAATCTGATTTGTAGTTGACGGTGCTACCAACACCGCCTTATACGGACCCTGAATTGTGAGATTCGCATTAATAGCGGTCCATTGGGGCAATGGCGGCAGCATATTTTTCCCCTGCATCATCACCGTCAGCCCGCGCGTATGCTTAACCCCGTCTACATATGGCAGATAGGCGTCAATAGCATCTCCAGTTATCGTTGTGCCAATTGCAGTAAAGTCGACGGCGGATACCTCATATAGACGGATCTCGTCGAAGTAGGCAACCGCTGTGGCGTTGCTAGTCAGTCCGAAGTATATTCTAAACCCTTCACCAACAACAGTATTAGCGGCAGGGATTTTAATGTACACGAATTGCCAACTTCCGATTACTGATGTATTAGCGTTAACGGTATATCGTTGAGTAGTAGTCCCACCAGGTTCGTAGACGCGTAACGGGATAATTCCCGTTGTAAAAGATTCAATGAATACCCATGCACCCATAACATATTGTTTATTAACATCGAGTTTGTAGTTAAAATCTTTTAATGCATAAGTTGCGGTATTTGTAGCTGAAAACTTCAACGAGTTATTACCTGATCTTTTGACTGTAGTAGACAATATCGCATCCCCTACAGTAAACCAATCCGTTAAACTTTCACACCCGCCAGCATTGCCCAATATATTGGCCAGCGTTCGCCCCTTAACTTGTACCGTCGCCCCGCTCGCCTGCGATGTGTTGATGATGTTAGGGCCGCGATTGATAGGGGCCGGGATCGTCTGGCCCTCTGCTACCTTAACCTTAAGTTGGCCAAGGTCTTGCTTGTCTGTTGGGGACATTAGGCCTCCCCTAGTCTCTGTCGCTGCTGGTATGGGGTCGGAGCCGTCAGACAAATGGCTAGATGCATGCGCGCCTGGCGTCGAGTCACCTGTTGCCGTGATGATGACCGTCTTGGTAGCAGGGTTGGTCGTAATGGCAATACCGGTACCGCCTGCAATAGTTACCGCATCCGATGGGTTGCCAGCTGGAATGTCGTTAACCTTGGCAACAGCATTTTGGTTAACCTGTGCGCCTGTTTGAATGCCGCCAACCTTAGTGACAGCCCCGTCGATTGCTGATGGAGTAGACGCAGGCTTACTTTGCACGTCCTCCCAACCGACTGTCACAGCCCCTGTGCGACCTGCTACGCTAGTCACCGTGTTAACCTGGGCGCCCGTCTGGATACCCGCCAGCTTGTTACGGTCGGCTGTCGTCATGTGCCTAACGTCATCGGCCTTGTGGCTGTTAAGGTCAGTCTGCACCTTGCCAGCTGCACGATTAACAGCCTCCGTAGTTGCTATCCGAGTTGAGTTGTCAGCCTCCGGAGGCGTTGGAGCTTTAGGTTGGTTTGTAAAGGTAGGACTATCGATAGGAGCCTTGCTGTCCATGTCCTGCTCTACTTTATCAAAGCCCTCGTTAATCTTGTCATACTCGTCGCTGATGCGATTAGTGCCTACGAGATTTGCGTACTTATTTGGCATCGGTGCGGCCTCCTTGCTTGGTTATGCGGTCTAATGTTGTCCCTACTTGCTCATACACAGCGAGGAGGATCGGACCCTCATGGCCCTTGTTGTTTTGTAACATCGCGCTAATTACGGCCATGACCTCGACCACAGGCTGATGTGGGTCAAGCTCTGCCTTGATAACTGCTTCAAATTTCGCCATGGTGTAAGCCCCCTTTGTTGGATTAAAAAGGAAAACCTCCCATCGTGTCGAATGAATAGGTTGTTGGACCTAAAAATTCAGAGAAGGGAGGTTGTACTATGGAAGATAGAGATAGCAAACATTACGCAGAAGGTAATAACCTTCAAATACGACACCCATTACCAGTAAAAGATTCATTCTCTTATCCGGTTCAAGGCGGGGCTGTAAACATTTTTCAGTATTCTGATGACACTGTTCTCATTCAAATTATGCAAGATGGAAAACAGCCAACGTTGTGGGTTAACAGAAAGTTCACTGTAGATGCCCTTTTAAACACGGTCAACATCATACCAAAGAACTTTTAATTGATCCTCCACAAATGGATTTTTGTGTGTTGGACTCCGGCCGCTGTTCCTCTTCACGGACAGCGGCTATTTCCTCTCTCACGCTCTGACGGATCAATTCCTCCGTAGCAGGCGCAAATCCATCTGTTTTAATGGTTACATCCACTTTCATCATCCTCCCGTGGTCAAAATAAAAAGCCCGCTATTTAGCGGACTCTAGTGCTTCAAATTCTATTTTTTAGATAGTTGAGGATACTGTTCCAACAAATACGAGATCATTTTGTCAATGCCCTCAATTCTCTCCTCACTATTTTTGAAGAAGATTACTGCAAGTTCATCATCTTTTTCTGTAAACCGCGGGTCATTCTTAGACTCTTCGTATGTTGCTTTGGTCTCGTTTAATTCTTCTACAAGCTTTTCTTTTTCTGCGATCAATTTATTATAGTATTCTTGAGGTGTCAGTCCATCTGGTATCTTAATATTGAATTTTATTTCAGGTGTTGTCAGTTTGATCACCCCGTCCTTAAAGTCTACTTCTTTACCCAGCATCTCGCTAACCTCGCGGACCGGGAGATACGAGGAGCCATTGTAAGCGAGTGGCGAATTTGTTAATGTTACTTTCTTGCCGTCCACTTCAACCGAGTAATCCGTTCTAACAGAAGCCGTAATTTTCTCGATAGCAGTTTGAGCCAAAGCGGTGCCAGCAGTAGCAAATATCATACCCGCAATAAATCCGGCAATAATCTTTTTCATCTCATCACCTCATAATAGGTTTTATTCTATTATAAGTTACTTGTCGAATTATGCCAATATGCCCATATCTCGAAGCGCTGCAATAAGTATACTTAATTTCGTTACTGCGCTATCAGGATCGCTAGGTGGGGATACACTGTGCGACCCCAACTTACTCGCACCGCCACTAACGCGAACGTTTCCACCTAGACTTAGATCATTAAAATTGAATGACATGTTACTACTTGGTCCGAATGCATAAAAACCACTGCCAACCTGCATAAGATGAGTCTCGTTACCATTAAACCCGAATCGAATCATTGGAGCCCCTAAGTTATTGAGGTTAGACTCTATTTTTACGTACTTATTCGCGTCCCCATACGCTGCTATCAAGTTATTATTGCTTGACAACTCAACGAAAGGATAGGTGCCTAAACCGGTCGCAAAGTAAGAGCCATAAATGGAGCCGCCTGATATCGTGGCACCGGATATACTCCCGCCGATGATCGTTCCTGCTTGCAAAGTCCCGCTAAACGTCCCATCAGCGCCCTCAAGTGTCCCCTTGAACTTGAACTTTTTATTCGGAATGTCGAACCACAGGGACCGTTGCCCATTCGCCCAAAATGACAATTCATCGGCATTGAAGACAGCCTTACCGCTCCCGCCCTCAGTCTCAACGACAAGTCCCTCTTCCCGGCTTGTCCGAACGCCGTAATAGTTGCGATCCAGCTTGACAGTATCCTTATTGAGCTTTTCCACCTGCTCTGTTAGCGGACCCTTTACGACATACTGACTTTGTTGCTCCGAGGTGGACGGCGCATCAAGTGTCATCCTAAAGCCGCCTTTATACTGCAGCACCATCGTCAGTACAAGCGACTGGTATCCTACCATTCCGGACCAGGGTACATGCGTGTTTTGCCACGGCGTAATGGTATCGAGCCAACTATTACCTTCGTAGACCTCATATCCGATCACGTCGCCCACATCCAAGTGTGGATAGCCTCTTGCATCCATCTCCATAGGTTGATAGGCAAAGCCGTTTATCGTCGCATGCAGGTCATTGACCATAGACTGCGTCATCAGCGGGTTATCGATGTATAGTGTTTCGTCCTCAGTCCCAGTGCCAGCCGTGTAAGCAGCCTGCTCCTCGGCATCGTAAGTGACTACGACTTTTTTAATCGTCTTGACCGCATTTGTTTGCTTGGTCCGGATATAGTCGGATGGCGTCATGTCGATATCTGGAGTCATAGCCCCTGTGAAGTGTTTGAATTGGATTTGCCCGTCTTTGCCAGCTCGCACACTAGCAGAGTTGGACCCAGCAATCCAGCCCATGACCTGACGGCAAGTGTATCCTGCTGGCTTTGTCTTGATCGTGTAGCCAGGCTTTATCTGCACTGTGCTGTCGTAGGTGTAACCTAACCGCTGGCACATCTCTGCCCATACAGCCTGCATGCTCGCCGGGTACGTCAGAGACGAGATAAAGGGTTGCTCAGTCCATATCAACTTATCCAAACAATCAAAGGTCCAGATGTCGCCTGTGCGCTCCCGGCTATCCACATAAAACTCTCCGAGCGGCAGCCACTCCGCAGCTCCTCCGGCCCAATAGATATTAGCCTCTTGCCACGCAATCTCAGCCTGTGTCCATGTCATCCCGTTTGAGTCAAACGCTACATAAGGACGGATACTTACATTTTCCGGCACCTCTGCTTTCAGCCGCAGCCTAAGGGTAAGCTTGGATAAAATGACGGTTCCAATTGTAAAACTCGTGTCGGGTATCAGGCTACTGTCGATAATAAAGTCAACGATATTTGCCATATCATACTCAGTGTCCCCGACCATTACTTTGACCATAAACTCGCGGTCTGGTCGTTTTAAAAAACTCTCGTAGAGAGGGGATATTGGGTACATTGCATCACCTCTCTGTTAATGTAATGGAGAGTTGCCCCCACCACAGCTCTCCATCATCCCCATCAAGGGCAACCGGGGCGGGCCGATTGCCCACATACATATTTTTGGTTTCATACTTGCCTGTCATTGGGTCAGGATAATAAAAATCAAAAAAGCTATCGCGCATCTGCGTCAATAGCTTCGACATTTTGGGCCATGGTAGAGGCGGGAATGTCATCTCGACTTGCCGTTTAACCGCAACCCTATCCCTGTTTAAACTTCCGTTAGCTGTACGCTCGGTAGATTCTGCATCGTCCAAGTCTAAGACCGTACAACTAAACTCAGCAGGGTAGGCCGCGATCTCTACCGTGTTGATTTTAAGTAGCATTAGCCCACCCCTTTACGCTTGAAACGGCAACCGGCCAGTCCGCCGATGCTCGTCTTGGATAGCCCCTATTGCAATCTGTCCAATTGCTGTGCGCGATAGATTAACCTGCACATTACTGCCAGCCTTAACAGCCTGATGGATCAGTTTAAGCACGGATACGACTTCCCGGTTGTCTTGCCCTGGAGCCGCGCCGCCAGCTGCAGGATTGTACTTTTTAGGTACGACCGCCTCGCCCTCATGCAGATAGGCCAATCCTTCATCCGCGACATAGTTTGTACCGACAGCGAGTTTTGGTATTTTTGGGATATTGACCCCGAAAGTCTTGCCCCCAAGAGATCCGGGCACCCAATCTGGTATGTCAAAGCTGATTTTATTCAGCCCTCCGATTAAGGCATTAATCCCGTCGATAATGAGGTTAAGTGGGAATTTGATGATCGACCAAAGCGTGTCAAATATACCTTTGAATATCTGCTTTACGCCCTCCCATGCTTTTTTCCAATCTCCCGTAAAGACTCCCGTTATGAATTTCATGAGCCCGACAAATACGTCCTTAACGCCGCCGATAATGCCGCCGATGCTCTTGAACGCATTTGTAAATACGGAGACTAGTACACTACCCACAAAGCTGACAAGAGGTTTAAGCACGTTTTGCCAAAGCCAAGTAAAGATAGCAACCAAGCCCTCGATAATCGGCATGATTGTTGCAGCTATAAAAGCACCAAGCGGCTTGAGTACGTTGAGCCACAACCACGTCAGGACCGCCGATACCGCTTCAACCGCTGGTCCAAACATCTCAGCCAGCGCCTTACCAAGCGGCACCAAAACGTCATGCCAAAACGATTTAGCGACTTCTGACACTTTACTAAACGCAATCGCTAGTGCCTCACCGATAACCTTGCCAATCGGTACAAGGACTTCTTTCCAAAGCCATTTGAGAAAATTCCCGAACGGGACAAGGACATTTTGCCATAACCACATAGCTGCGACCTTAACGGCATCCCATGCCTTAGGCATAACGTCTGCCAGCCAAGCACCGAATGGTATGAACACGTTATCCCATACCCACTGTAAGAAGTTACCGAGGGGCACCAAAGCTCGCTCCCATACATCGAGAGCCGCCTCCTTGACTGCTTGCCAAGCGATCGGCATGACGTCCATGAGCCAAGCACCAAATGGGACCATGACGTTATCCCAAAACTGCTTAATCGCATCTGTGATGGATCCCCATGCCTCAGTCATTGCATTGCGAAAGTCGTCGTTTGTCCGCCACAGGTAGACGATGCCGGTCACTAACGCGGCAACAGCCGTAATGAGTAATCCAACCGGTGTTACTCTAAACGCAGCCAGGATGCCCATGCCTATCTTTTTTAACACCTCAATAATAGTGGCCCACTTTGCAACACCAAAAGCGAGAGCCATAGCAACCCCTACACCCGCGAGTGCGGCGATGATAATGTCCGAATGCTCCTTGATAAAACCTGACACACTTTTATAAGCGCCCTTTACCTTTGCTGCCATGGCCTGAGCTTTTTCCTGTACTGCTGTCATGGCGCTGCCTACCTCGTCAAGTGACGACGTATCCACAGTTCCAAGGTTTATTCCACCATAACTAGTGTCCTCGTCCCCGGATCCGCTAGTGCTACCAACCGTGTTTAGCTGGTCGAAGCCACCTACTGACTTCCGGGCTTTTTTACCTGCTTCTTCGTATGCATCTCCGAGATCCGACACCGCTCCAGCTTGGTCGCTTATGGCGTTGGTAGCTTGACTTGAGCCAAACAGAGCCTGCAAAAATGCGCTGACGTACTGAGTGATACGCAGCAACCATTGGGCTGCAGCTTGCAAGTACGGTAGGACTCGCTGTAGCACAGGCATAAGCCCACGGCCCAGCTCTTCTTTAATAGCTCCAAACGTAAAAGCCAGTTGACGCATCATACCAACTGGCGTTCTCGCAAGCTGCTCATTCATGCCGCCGACAGACTGGCCGATGACCTCAGCCAACATGGCAGCGCGCTCCAGCTCATTGCCGTGTTTCAGCACTTTCTCCTGTGCTTCGTCCCAGCTATAGCCATAGCGACTTAATGCACCTAACTGCCCCTCCATGACCTTACCGATCATGCTGCCGATGTTGACAGCAGCTGATGACGTAGCGTCCATACCGTACTGCTGGGCAAGCATGTCGTTGAGTGTAGGCATCAAGGTTTGCAGGGATCTCACATCACTGAGGTACGTCCCTAACTCCTGCGCACCGCTAAGCTGTATGTCCGCACCGACAACGCCAATACGCTCTTGCGCGGCTGCCAAATCCTTTATGCTATTTACCTGGGCAGTTGTAGCTCCCATGGTGTTTCTCATGACCCGCTCAAGCTTAGCTGCCTCAACACTCACCGCGTTAAATGCTTGGACAGACTGCCGACCAAAGTTGATAACCTGGCTGATTGCAAAAATGCCAGCAAACAATGCGCCCAACCTCTTAAGAGTTGACCCTATTTTACCTACTGACTTGGAGACCTCTTTTTCAGCGTCCCCCATTTGCCTCTTGACGCCTTCAAGGTCCTTACGTAGTTGGCCAGTTTCTGCCGTGATCAGTATCTGTAGTTCCTCCAGCGTCACGTCGCTCACCCCGCTTTCGTTTATACTGGTCGCCGTGGGCTGCGATGCGCTCTTTCATGACTCTCCAGTCCTGTTGCTTACGCTGTAGCACTTCTTCTGGGAATACACCTGGGTAAGCGTCCTGCAAAGTAGGCGCCTTGTGCTTACCGCCCATAAGCTTGGAGACTAGTGACCCTATAAGTTGTGCTTGGCGATAGCCCATAACAGCCTGCATCTGCATGTCGTACTTCTGGCGCTCCTGATAACCATTAATCGCTGCCAGTATCTCGCCATAAGACATGTTCCAAAAGCGCACAGAGTCCACGCCACAGCTACAGGCAACCGGATAGAGCTGTTCAAAAAGCTCCGTCAACGAGGTTACTTGTTCGCCTTCTTGGCCTTCTCCGCTGGAGCTGCTGCCGGAGCTTCCCTGAAAAAACCCGAAACTCTAAATACTTCAATCAGAGATGGGATCAGCTCGATGTAAGAGCCCCCATCCGCGACGTATTGGTCATAGAGCCGCATAGCATCCGCAAAACTTACGCCGTGCTGAAATTGCTGCATCGATGCATGTAAAATCCGCAGAGTGTCAGTCAGCGGGGGCAATGCGCCCTTCTCAACGTTCATGAGGATGTCCAGCGGGTTGCGCCCGCCGAGGTGTTTCTCGAGCTCCATAATGTGGGCTGCACCCAGGCGCATCTTGTAGTCAGTGCCGCCGATTGTTAAAGTTGCATACATGTCATTTCCTCCTTGGATTAAAAAGGACGCCTCCTGTTAGGGGCGCCCTCTGAATTATGTTGGATTTGTTACGGTAATATCTGACTGCAGGAAAAATGATGCCGTGAATTGCAGTGCTGCGTTGACTGCAGACGAGTCCATCTTGACATTAACCATAGCGCTAAACTCATGCGCAGTACCGTCAGGATACTCCACTTTAAACGGCACTGCTGTACCTTCGTCCTGGAAACCCTTAAGTACGCGAAAATTGGACGTTGGTCCTGAATTATCATATAGGAACTGGAACGATAGGTCACCCAAATCCTTAACACCAGGGATGTACTTACGCACACCATCCTTAAGCGTAGTTACGTCGATCTGCTCAGGATCTCCGCCGAGTTCTGGGACTTCCATCAAGAGTTCAATTTCCTTCCATGTTGTCCCGCCGTCTCGATAGGACAGCGTTGTGTCCTTTGTCAAAACACCTTGAGGCATGTAATCCTCTCCTTTGTTATTGCGATATGCGACCAGTGCGTTTATCCACTACACCGCGATACCGCATTGTTTTACGCTTAAGTCCGGACGGATCCGGTATGTCGTTTGCCATCTTGCGCCTCATACCAATGCTGTTTAACAAGCTGTCTACCTGTGCTGCAATGGCTCCCGTTGATCGGTTATGCCATACATCTATTTGGACGCTGATGTCACTAAGCGGACTGCTAGCAATCGTCAGCGGATCTTGGTTTACCAGCTCGTAAAAGCTGATGTACGGTAACTTTGCATCTTTCGTTGGAAAGGCATCTGAAACCGTTACACCGGGGATAGAGGACAGCAACGCATTGACCACTGGTTTTATGTCAATCATCAGCTTTTGCCCCCTAGTTTCTCGATTTCCTTACGTAATGCTGCACGCACGATTGTGCCAATCCGTTTCTCGCTCTCCACTAATGCAGGATGCAAAAACGGCTGCGCTGGCTGACCCTCAGTGTAGTAAAAAATGCCCTGATTCGTTTCTATTTTATAAAAGTGATACTTTTCAGCCACATCAGAGTCGATCTGACTCTCATGGATCCACCATCCATTTTGCTTGTAAGCAAGTTGATTAAGGACCTCGGCTGGCATATCCCCCTTGTCGCTCGATTCGCCGACCGGTCCAGTACCAAACTCCACGTATGGGGCATACTCCAGATTGGTAAACACTCGGCCTATGATGAGTTCTCCCTTTACCTCAACGTCAGCATGGATGCTAGTGCGGAGATATCCGTCATTAGACGGCGCAAGCAACTTGGCTTTGCGTTGTACCTCTTTTGTGGCCTGTGCTATGCCGACCTTTAATGCGTTGCCCGTATTGCCGCCCAGTTGATCCAGTTTACGCATGAGTTTATCAAGACCTTGCATAGATCGAGCCATTAGGGCGTCACCTTCTCCATCTCAATGATGGCATGCCTGCGCCATGGACGTATTGCTACAACCTTGTAATCAGGCTCTGTTGAGTCTCCAGCAACATTAACCCAAGCTCCTGCACTCTCCTTGACACCAGGATTACCCTCGACGTACATCACGAGCATATAGGCCAGTCGCTCGCCATATTGTTCGGCCATAACTTTTCCGCCTGCAGGTTGCACGTTACCTTTGATGGTCAATGCTACGTCGCTGTAAGTGGTGTATGATGTGCCGTCCAGTTCCTTAGCCTCGACCCGCTCTTTAAAGGCGACGGACCGCTGATCTCGCTTAAGTAGACGCATAACCCACCAACTTAGCTAGACGCTGCCCGAGGATGACGTTTTGCAGTCCGGTCGGCAAGTCATCAAATGACCGGCTAATGCCTCCCTCGCTATGGCTTGTCTGCCCCTCTACGCCTTGTTTGTTGTACCGGATAACGGCCACTTGCCGCTGTGCGGACTCAAGGGCTGATGGTAACACCCTCCGATTTGTCCAGATCAAAATATCAGACTCCGCGTCATCCAGCAGGAGAGTGAGACCTGTGTCTTCTGACGCGTCATCTGCAGCAATGTCAAGCATCAACTTAAGCTTATTAAGCTGGGTCACCGCCAGCACCTGCCTCGCGTGCTGCCGTGATGGCTGCAGCCAACTGCTCCGACCCCATCTTTCCATACCCCTCGATGTTCAGGGATTTGGCCACACGCCTCAACTCCTTAAAATCAAGGCCCTCAATGGTCTCCTCGCTGCCATCTTCGGAATCGTCCTCGGAAATGACTTTGACGTGTTTCTCCAAACGTGCATAATCCTTCTTGCTGACCTCGAACTCCTCACCTTTTACGTATCGGGTCCCGTTATGGCGCACCGGGATTTCATTTACTTTAACGATCATAGTAATCCTCCTCAAATGAAAGAGGAGCCCATATGGCCCCTCTCAGATAGTGTTATTAGATAACTTTTGCCTGGAACACTTCGCCGGCAGTCGGGAAGCTTGGCAGTGCCGTTGCAACAGCTTTCGTCCATGTGGATACTGGGTCAAGGTTTTCTTCATAGACCATTGCCAAGATATTTCCTACTTTTGTAATATCAATGGACGGGTCACGCATCAGACGAATTTCTTCGGCTGTAGGTCCGTAGATGGTTTCGCCAAGAGGCCCATCTGGGAGTAACACAAATTTGTCTTGTGGGAAATACCGCTTAAGCTCATAGGTGCCGTCAGCCTTTTGCTTGCGGTACTGGTTGTCATAAGTCGCAATCGCAGGAAGGCCAGCTGATACTAGCCACGCGTTGAGATCACCTTTCGTAACAATGCGGCCGGAACCGATACCATACAGCGCACTGATGACTTTAGGGTGACGAAGCAGCGCCATAAGGATGGGGCCAGAAGTCAATACGCGTTGCGGATTTGATCCCAATGTCGTTACCCAGTCTTGAATCATTGTAATCGGGTCACTGTTTGGGTCTGTCCAAATGTCTGTCCCGGACAACACCTCTTTGTGGTTAGCCGGAACATGATAGTCGATTGTTGCGTTCAAACCGTTTTCATCCAGTGTGATCGTTCCATTAGCCGCTGCTTCCATGCGCATTACTTCCGCACGTGCTTTAACTCCGATGGTCAGCGTATCGATGTCGTTGTAAACGTTAGCCATCAAATACTGTTGTTCAGCAGGTGTGCGAGGGTTTTCAAGAGCAACAATTTCCTTCTCGCTCAAAGGCAACTTACGCTTAATTAGGGCCAGTTCCATTGCCTGCTTGCTGGCTTCACGGCTTCCGATTTCGGCCTCAGTATCAAACGCGTGTACGGATGCAACGACAGGGATCCTACGCGCCCCCATGATCATGTCAAACTCCAAAGATTCGCGTTTTACTTCCGGAAACAAAGTCTCCCCAAGCATCGGTGGGTATTGACGATTTAATTGATAGGTCAGCACTTCGGGCTGTTTGAATAATTCTAGAATGTTGGGCATTATTCGATTACCTCCTTCGGTTCGCTCTTAAACGACCTGTTTAAATTTGATTGCTTTCATGGCAGTTTTAGCGGTTGCTGCAGGAGCAACCGGCAATCTTGCCTCCAAGATCCAAGCGTCAACTAGGACTGAGCCCGGCTGTGGCCCCTCCGTCACGTCTACATCCGTCAATAGGATGCCGACAGCAGTTTCATCGTTTTTAGGATAAATGCTCCCAGCAGGTACAATCTTACGACCCTGCGCGTTAGCCGTTACGCCCGCATCGCTGACTTGGTACGTAAAGGACGTAAACTTGGCGCTTGCCAAGAAATTGATTTGTTCAACTTTTACGCTATTCGTTACAAATGGCATGTTTAACTACTCCTTTCATTACTGCGCCCATGGATTCAAAGCAGCAGCGGGGGCTTTACCGCTGTCATTTGCCGCTTTAGCGAAGTTTTCTCCGACACTAGACGTGCCTGGACCTTTGTTGCCAGCTTTAGGTGGTTCACCTTTAAGGCGCTCATTGACTCCAGCCTCGACGGCTGCGCGAAATGCCGTTTCTGCCGCCGCAATGCTGGCATTGGTCTTGTCTGCATCCGTGTAATCCAACAGATCAGCAAGCTGCTTCGGTAGCCCCTTTTCGGCCAACGTCTCAAGAGCTTGGGCTCTCAGCTCACGGCGGGTAATCTCTGCCTCACGTTCGCTCAGCTTTGTCTCTCGTTGCTGCCGTTCGTACTCCGCTTTCTGATCTGCATTCATCTTGGCAAGTTTCCCTGCCTCCGTCTTTGCCTCTTCCAGTTTCGCAGCAGATTCGGCATCCCACTTCGTCTTAGCCGTCTCTAGCGCCTTGGCAATCCTCTTGTCAAACTCACTCTGATGTGCCTTGTCCTTTAGCAAATCATCGAATGAGATAGGAGGATCTGCAGGCGGGTCAGCCGGGGGATCCGCTGGCGGGTCTGCGAATAACTGCAGGTTTAGTGGAAGTGCATACTTTCTGTATCTGGTCATTGGTTTAATAGCCCCTTTGCCCCTCACGTTCAATGCCCGCAAGGTTCATTTTTTACCCAGTTTATAGTCATTTGGCAGGACAAAAGAAAAAGAACTGCTATTAAGCAGCTCTTTCAACGTAATGTTTGTACCATTCTGGATAAGGCATACTTGCTGGCACAAGAGATGTCTTGCCTGTCACCGGATCTCGCGCACGACGCATCAAATTTGACTCTTCTTTGACACCGATCACAGCAATGGTCGTTGATCTGCAGTATGGATGCATAGGAGGCATATTGACGTTAGGCTTGGCATCCTTGACATTGTAAATCTTAAGGTCCTGTGCCTGGCATTGTTCAGACGTCCGATTATCGAGAGTCGCCACAAACTGATAACGCTCAATCTCAGCCTCCTCGTAGCTCTCCATCTCGGCCGCATTAGCCATGTAAGTCGTTTCCGTCCGAAGCAACCGGTTAGCAGCATGCTTGCCAACATCCAGCCGCTCCTCGATCTCCTTACGCATAGCTTGTAAGCTGGCTCCACTCTTAAGCCCACCCGTCACAACCTCAGACAACATAGCAGCCAGTACGTCCGTATTACCCCATATCCGATTACTATAGTGCTGACCACTCCATGGCCGCTTAAGGATAGTCTGGATGGTCTTGGTCGGTATGCGAGCAAAGTCAAATCCTAGCCCTGTGCCGCGCTGCATATCAAACATGGTCCGATAATAGGCCTCGTTAATCGTGTTAACATAGCCATGCGTACTAAGCGCAAGCTCAGCGTCTGCAATAAGTTTGCTCTGAACGTACATGTCAGCTTGCAACGCCTGTTGACGGGTAATGCGAGCAGCGTAGGCAGGGGCATTTAAGCGGGCAAGGAGTTGCCGCCGTATATCTGGGTCCCGGACCTTGGCATATTGAGCCTTGATGGCAGCCCATTCTCTGCGACTGATTGGTTCGTTCAACAGCTTGGTTGCTTCCTCTACCGTCATGCCGCCCTCTCGGGCAAACTTGCCGAGGATCCTGTCTATGGATGCCTCGATATTGACCTGGCCTTTGTCGTAGGCCGTGCTGATCTGCGCAATGACGCTGTCAGAGCCCCGATGATAACGGGCCATTCGCTGCTGAGCTCGCCGATCCCAATAGGCGTTACTCGGACGCGCCATCGTCTACATCCTCGTCATCCGGATCGTCTTGTTCACCCATTGACATGCCGAATGCTTGTTGCTGCAGCTTCATTGCTTCCTCTCGCTGCTGTCTGACCTTTTTAATCTCTTCTGCTGGATCCTCGACAAATGACAGCAGGCTTATCAATGTCTCATCACTTACTCTATCGATAAGCAAGTTGATCAACTGCGCAATCTCCAGGTCATTCGCCGGCAGATTGCGGGTCATCGTGATTTTGGCATCGGCAGTATCAACCTTTTGGCCTTTGATATGGAGCGCTCTACCAAACATCGCTAGGCGTTCTCTCAAGCCCTGTTTAAAGTAGCGTTCCTTCGTAACGGCCAACTGCTCCAAGCCAAATAGCTTATACTTCATGGCGACTCCCGATGCATTAGACGCAAAGTTTTCGTCGGTCAGATCGGGAACCATGGAAAACTCATGAATGTCTGATTTGATCGCGTTCCGAAGCACTTCGACCTGTTGCTCGTTCAGCTGTTTGATCAGCCACTCAGCATCCGCGTCCTGCGATGGCATCTCAAGCACCTTTAACTCTTTAAGCAGCTGAATGGTTTTGCTAGCTTCTGCCTTATCGTCGCCAAGAGACATACCCTTGACCTTTAGAATCGCATCAACAAGTTGCTCCTTATCATTTACCCGATCCGAAGCAAGCGTATTATAAGCATCAATTAACGTTATTACACCCTCGAAGTCCCCCATCTGCTCCTCGTTGTTCCAGAACTCCACGACCGGCACAGCGTCCCAATAGTGTGGTTTGACGCTCACTTGTACATAGTCACCTGCATTTGTAAGTGACTTGGTGTTGTACTCAATCGTGTTGTTGGCCGTGTAAACGATGACTTTAAACCCATCAGCTTTGCCGTCAATGTCCGTTTGCGGGTAGTAATGGACGCCAAACAAAGACTTGTACTCAACACTATCGTCAACGACCAAAAAGAGTTTACGAGGATCTATGCACGTCAACTTCGGAATCGGAACCTCGTCGCTGCTAAAGTAATAAAGCTCACGTCCGATGCCGTAAATAGACAAATCCTTGCCAATCTCCGAATCGTGACTGCTGATGTCCAGCGTCTTGTATAGGTCGGTGACTGGCTCGATCTGCTTGCCGTCATACTTTACGCTGTTGCCCAGCACGTACCCCACCGCTATGTCAGTAATGTACTTGGCATGGTTAGCAACAAGCTTGTTATTAGGCAGCCCTGTGGTGCTCTCCGGACGCTTAAGAATCTCATGCTTGCCACGATAGTACTCGTCCAGCTTTTCCATTCGTGCAATTCCTGTTTGGTGTTCCTTCACGCAGCTTGCTAACAACTCCAATGAGACTTCATTTGGATCTGGCATAAATGCTCTGTCTCGTATAATCGCCATCTGTTTACCTCACCCCCAATCGGCTCTTATCGCCTACCTTAACTTTCGCGTTTCTCATATCGTCCTCTAGCGCATAACGCACCGCGTCTATGGAGTGATTGTCCTTATCTGGATAGCCAGCCTTCCAGCCTCCGTTGCCGTCAGGTGCAAGCTCATAGCCATCAAACTCCCGAGCCGTATTCGGACAGCGGACCGGATCAATAATGATCTCGTCCAAGTCTTCCAGGTACTTCATGCCATGATCGACGCTGTCCGGGCCTTTTTTGGCCCCGATGATATTCAACCCATGATTACGCAACTCACTGATGGTCCTCGGCTCCGCACTATCCGCTGTCACTGTTCGATTGGACTTATTCTCAACCTTGATGGCTGTTGCGAGAGCGCCATTGCCCATCCCTGCTTTATGCAACTCATAAAAAATGAATAGGCGTTTCCGTGTCTTGTCGAAGTGCATAACGCCGTAATGAGATGGGTGAGCCGCAAAGCCAAAGTCAAGACCGCGCTTAGTCCGGTCAAACGCCGCTATTTCCTCATCACTTATTGCCCGCAGCGTCAAATTACGGAACACCTCGCCGCCAGTACCTACATCCTCACCAAGATACTCATGACGATAGGCCAATTCATTACGCTGCTCCAGGCTTTTGGCCTCAATGAAAAACTGTTCACCCAACCACTCTCGCGGTACACTGCGATAGTCGGTATGATGCGCATACCAGCTTTCTGGCGGGTTCTTCTTGTAATCATGCACCCACCGTTTACGGCTCTTTGGAGGGTTGTACGAGTAGAACACCTTATATCCATCTCCGCCTCGCAACAACGTCTGATTAATGGACCGTATATCCTCGATACCAAACTCGTCAGCCTCTTCGTACCAAACGTATTTAAAAAAGCCCTTGCGGAGTCGCAAAGACTTAATCTTGATCGGGTTATCAGCACCTCGGAATATGATCTTTTGGCCTGTAGGCTTATAGATGATCTGCATGGGCGATACGCGACAATCAAACACGTGCGATAGCTTAAGCTTGTCGATGGCCCATACAAAGGACTCATAGACTGACTCCCGCAATGTCTCCTTGACCTTACGCAGCGCAATAGCATTTGCGTCAGGATCCTGCACCATGCCCAGGATGATCTCAGTCGGCGTAAAAGATGACTTAGTTGAGCCCCGGCCACCGCTAAGCAGGAAATGTGTCGCTGCATCTGACTTGATAGCCTGGTGGACGCCATAGAAGCTCGGTGCGATCAGCTCCGTTAGCCTAACCGCTGTCATCCGCTATTCGACTCCTTCGGCACATCGTCAACGATCTGGACAGGCCCCTCAACGTTATGGACCTGCTGCTTGTCAATCCACATGCCGAAACGCTTGCCAAGCAGCTCTAACGCTTTGAGCTTGTCGGCGAAACGCACTTCGCGTTCTATGCTGTCAACGTCGCCGGAGACCTCTTTAACCTTGACGCTTGCTATCGCGGCTGTGTCGTCCTCTGAGGCATCCTCAAATACTGTAGCATCGCCCATATTGACCAACTTTGTAGGATCCAAAAAGGCAACACGTGCCAATTCCCGGATAATACGTTCTTGGTTGACTCCTGTTCGTCTTGAATGCTCAGCCATCCTCGCGTCGACGTATCCGCGAATGTTAGCATTCGTCAACAGCCTTGCTCCTTGCTCTTTAGCTGTCTTCACACTGTAACCTGCTCGGATCGCCGCTTGCGTGGCGTTGAGGTCAATCAGGTACTCGTCTGCAAATTTCTGTTGTTTGGCATTCAACGCCATAGCTCTCACCTCACAGTCTTAATCTATCGTTCATCCTCTCAGCCCACCGAATCGCTTCGGGAACATCAATGTGCGTCTTGCCGTAACATGTATATAGCTTAACGGTCTCGTAAGTAACTTTGCCTCGCCACCAGATTCCGCCAATCTGTACATATCCATCTTTGTGGCGATAACCGAAGTTGCGCAACAGCTTTGCAATAAGTCCTTCAAGCTCTTGCCATCCGATCGCCTCTACTCGCTGGCAATACCGCTCATAAGCGTGTCGGTCTAGCCGTATTTCTCTTTCAAGTTTCATAGCCCCTCTCTCCAATCAAGAATATTACTTGCTTATAGAATCACGTTGAAATGCAATTGTTAACTGCAAGGCTTCGCTAGGCGTAAAACCCGCCTTGATTAAATTATCGTAGTGCGTTCGCGTCAAGAAAGCTAAGTCTTTGATTGCTTCAACCAGTTGATCTTGATGGGCTATGTTCATAGATTTCGCTCCTCTCGGAAAATAGAAGAAGTCGCCCATCTCTGGACGACTCATCACGTCGACGTGTCAGCAACTACAGATCGACTCATATCGTATTGGTCGTGCTTGCATTTCGCTCGACACTATCATAATAACACGGGTTGACAGGGCTTTTGTTCTCAATTATGTCGCAATAATGTCGCTCCAAAATTTACACCGCCAATTTGATATACGCTTTAATAGCTTTAGGCTCCCAGCGATAAAGAGTCTGGCGAACGATGTGCAGCTCCGATGCAACCTCAAAAGTCTGCTTACCTTCCACGTATCTCAATCGCAGCAATTTTGCATATTCCGGCTTATACTTCTCCAGTGCCTCTAGCACTGTATCAATGCGGTTAACTTCGTCCAATAGCTCCTGCAATTCGGCAACCCGGTTCAACACCTCATCCAGATCGCTGCGAACGTCATACCCCCTAGCCTCAATCACCTTTTGAATTTTGTACCGCAGTTCCTGCAGCAGCTTGTCGTCCTCCGCATCGGCCCCTTTTGCCGGAATCGCTCTCTGCTGACTCTTGACTCCTGCCGGATACCTGGTCAAGTATGCATGCGCTGTCGTCTCAAGACGCTGCTCTCGCTCGGTCAAATACATATAGCTTGGCAGACCACGAAGCCTGCGGTGCAGATCCTGTAGCTGGTCATCTTGATTCAGCCGACTTACTGTAATTCCTGCGCCGACATTATATGTGCTCAGGACCAGTATACGGGCTTTTATCTGGCGATATCGGCTCAACTGCTCTATTACTTGTTGTTCTGTCATGCTGCCACCCTCTCTCAGTCATTTTTAGTAATTATAGTAAATAATGTTTTTAACGTCTATAGTTATCTTTTTTTTATGCCGCTATAACCTTCTCAATCCTTGCTTTAACTGCCTGCATAAGCGCTTCCTGTCCTGATGCCTTTCGTTCAAGAGCCGCAACGGCATCTTCGTCCATAGTCCCTTCGGCTACTAGACGCAGGATGATAATATTGTGTCGGACACCTTGCCTGTACACGCGGGCATTAGCCTGCTGGTCCTCCTCCAAACTCCAGATTTGGTCGAACCAGACAACCGTCCGACAGCTTGACTCCTGTAGGTTCAGACCATGCCCAGCTGACTTCGGGTGAAGCAACAGCAGCGGGATCTCGTCATTGTTCCAAGCTCGGATATCCTCGTTGCCATCCTTGCCCTTTCGCAATATGCGGGCTTGAGGGAATCGTTTCTGAATGCGTGCTAAACTGTGCTTGAAGTTATAAAACACCATTACAGGATTGCCATTTGCTGCCTCTAGGATGTCCTCCAGTGCATCCAACTTGGCATCATGGATCTCCTTTACACCACGTTCTTCGTCATACACGGCCCCGGATGCCATCTGCAGCAGCTTGTTGCTCAGGACAGCAGCTGTCTGCGCGACCACATCGGCGTCCGCGTATTCGATCAAAAGCTCCTTCTCCAGCTTTTTATAAAGTTCGCCGGCCTTTGGTGACAGTTTAACTGGCACGTTCCGGTCAATCCGCTCAGGAAGCTCCAGCCAATCCTCGGCTTTCATGCTCACGGCTATATCGCTGATCGCTTCGTAAACCCGTTCCTCTGCTTCTTTCTTCGCTTTCCAGTCATAGACAACATGTCCACTACTGGCACCTGGCACAAAGTAGCGCTCACGGTAACCTGCTATTGTCTTCCCTAGTCGCTCACCCTGATCAAGTAAGTACACAGGCGCCCACAGGTCCATCAAGCTATTTGGTGCTGGCGTGCCAGTCAATCCAACAAGGCGCTTGATAAAAGGTCTGACACGGCGTAATGCCTTGAAGCGTTTAGACTGGTGATTCTTAAAGCTGGATACTTCGTCAATGACAACCGTATCAAACGGCCATTGACTTCCATACTCTCCTACAAGCCATTCCACATTTTCACGGTTGATGATCCAAATATCCGCATCAGCTTTCAGTGATTTACGGCGCTGGTCTGCACTACCTAACACCTTGCTGATGCGAAGATGAGACAGATGATCCCATTTATGAATCTCTCGGGCCCACGTGTCGTCAGCCACCCGAAGGGGTGCGATGACCAGCACTCTGCCTGCTTCAAAATAGTCGTTCAACAGCTTGTCAACGGCTGTCAACGTCGATACCGTTTTGCTAACCTAAGCCCATCTCCAAGAACAGGCCGATGTACGGCGTGTCCAGTATGCGGGAGGTTGCATATTCTTGATACTGGTGCGGGATGAACTTCATTTCGGCATCACCTCCTGTATAAACCGATCAATGTCGGCTTCACTATCGATTTTGTAATGTCGGTGCCCCAGCGCCAGAAGATCCTTCTGCCATTTCCGCTGCAGCGGCTCAAGCGGTTTTCCTGGTGCCTTCATCTCGACGTAAATGGTCTGACCGTTCGGCAGAATCACCAACCTGTCCGGTACGCCTCGATTACCCGGGCTCGTCCACTTCGGCGCCAGACCTCCGATAGATTTCACCTCGCGGACCAGTTTACGTTCCAGTGTTGACTCTCTCATTTCAACCTCCAATCTCGTGTAACAGTTGTCACACTCTATACGCGTATGCGTTTATATGTGCATGTTAACTATATATAGGGGTGCCGCTATATATAGTTAAATTACTACTTTATACTTAATAGGAAATTTACTGTTACTACTGTTACAGCATCCCTCAAACCCTTATACTGTCCAGGTTTGCTCCGTAACAGTGATCAATTTTTTACTGTTACGCCACTGTTACTACTGATACTTGAGAGGTAACAGTAAACCGTTTACTGTTACCTTACTGATACCAGTTACTGATACCTTACTCGATACGAATAAAAACGGTTTGTAGTCCATATCCCGGTACTTTGGCGCGCCCGTTTCGCTCGGTCCAGTCTGGAATGCGACGTAAGATATCGCATATCTCTTTCGCTTCCCAAGGCTTCATGTCGCCTTTTCTTTTACTGAGACACTCCACCCATATCTGGGCTGCACATACACGCTGTCGGACCTCCCCTGTCGGCCTGTCCAACTCGTCAAGCTCCTCGGACTCCAGCCACTCCTGGATAAGTCCCTCTCGCGGATCACTCTCCATATGTGCAGCTTGTTGTCGCTCAGCTTCCATGCGGGCCTCGTCATCAAGCTGTAAGGATTCCCCCGCCTTATACCAGCTCAATACCTCCGCCCAGATTTGGCTCACGACCTCCTCCGTTAGATGGTCCCAGTGACTCAGTTCCGCCCGATCCGGAAATACCTCTACAGGCCAAAAGCGGCGGTTTCCTGTCATATCCCTCAGGAATCCACGGGTGTTCGTTGTCCCGAAGAAAACACACTTGCGCGGAAACTCCGAAACCTGGCGATCATAAGCAACCCGATAACGGTCTTCCGTCTTGGACAAAAACGCCTTGACCTCCTCGACTTCTGTCTTCTTCATGGCCGATAACTCGCCTATTTCGAATATCCAGCCGCTCTGTAGATGCTCCCCAGCTTCCTTATTTTCAAACGTCCGCAGTGAATCACTGAACCACTCCTTGCCCAGCTTAGCCAGCAACGAACTCTTGCCAGCTCCTTGGGGGCCAACAAGAACAAGCATTTGATCGAACTTGCAACCAGGTTGAAAGAGTCGCATAACGGCAGCCAGTAGCATTTTCCGGGTCACCTGACGAACGTAGTGCGAGTCGGCCGCGCCCAGGTAAACGGTAAACAAATGCTCAGCCCTCGGCACACCGTCCCAACGTGTTTCTTCTATATAAGTCTTGATTGGATGAAAGGTATTACGATGGACCACTTCTGTAAAAGCGTTGGAAATGGTTTTCGCGGACCCAATGCCGTGAATTTTATCAAACCAATGCTGCAGTCGCTTATCGTCGGCGCCTAGCCACGGCTCATACGATCGCCGGGAACGTTCTAACCCTCGCCAGGGTAGCACCCGCCGGATAACCTCCGAATTACCAAACGCGTCATAGGCAAGCACGTTACGCCATGCGCCATGGGAAAGCAGCAGCTCCACGTTTCCGGCAGTCGGCAACACCGCGCCGGACTTGTGATGAACCTCTAGTTTCTCTTGCCAGGTGTCATCCTCTTCGTCTTCGCTGGAGTCCTCATCGAATGTATCGGCCATCTCCGAAAAGTCCGCCTGCCGCTCTGCGAACGCCAGCTTTTTGACCTCTGGCAGTGCAGTCGCCCAGTGCTCCATGGCGAGGTGACTTGGCTTCTTAGCGTCCGGTGTATGGTCCTTTACGCGCTCATCCAGATGGTTGAATTTATGGACCCGGATGAGGTCGAACAAGTTGTATGTCCGACCATCTGCCACAGGGTCACTGTCCTGATGCGAGAATGCGAGATCCTGATCCGGGTAAATCTCCAGCCCGTTTGCGCTCGAGCCGCGTGTGTAGGTATAGCGGTTAGGCATCGTGCCGGTGCTGTAGATATCGGAGAGAAACGTGTCGATCCCCTCCTCAATGTTGTATGCCCGACATAACAGTCCAATGGTGCCGTGCTTCTCTCTTGGGTCCTGCGCACGCTGCCCGATCCGCTGAACAGCCTTCTCTTCATCTGGGTGCCGCGGCCACTGCATGACGTCCTGCCAGTTATCGTATAGCCCCAGCATGTCATCCACGCCAAGCCCTCCACCCTCGCCTACTTCCAATACTGGCTCAGCGTCCTTGCTACAGCTTGGGAAGTACATGAGGCGATGCACATCGAACGTGGTGCGGTCAAAGTACGTGATGCCGATCTGGTCAGCCAGCTTGCGGCAAACAGCAGCGTACTCGTCCGGCAGCATGGAGCGATCAGTCGGTACGATGAGACGGTATTTAGGCTTATTCGGCCTGTGGCTATGTGTTGAGTAGATCGCGTATGCCAGGCCACCCAAGATAAGCTCCACCGCGAAAAGAAATCCATCATCCGCGAAGTCAGCGTCCAATGTAATCAAGCTCCGCGTATCGATGCTCTCCTTCTTCCGACGACCACCCCGGACAAGCCCCCCAACAAACGAGGGCCCGTCCTTCGCCTTCCCCTTATCTGGTACACTCATCTTGTCGTACTGCGCCATGTTCTCCGGCGTCCGCCGCACCTTCCGCAGCCGCTCAATCAGCTCATCCCATGACCAGTATTCCGGCTTCCAGTTCGCGTCGGCACGGTGCTTGCCAAGGCTTATATCCAGTTCGTGCATCTTTGTCACCTACTCTGTCGATTCAATAATGGGTAAATCCGATAATAAGTCTCGTTGATACTGCGGCAGTTCATTGAACGTAATTGTTCCATTACTCGAGCTGTGCCAATCTTTATGGTCAATAATCAGTGCCCGTGCACCAGTAATTGGCGTAACGGTAATGAAAGCGCACCATCTCCGGCCTTTCAGCGTCCGCATCATCCGCCGATACAACTCGTAATTGACTACGATCTCCACGTCATTCACACGCAACTTCACAGGCAAACCTTTAATATCTCGAACCGATTCGCACTGAGCCCAAAGCTCTTTGCGTCTCCGTTCAGCTGTAATCGGTAGTTTCCTCAGTTGCACCCCGATCTCCGTCCGCTTGGCGCCAAAAACCTTATTCACTCGCTTGCGCGCCGCTTCACTGGCGACCTTCTCCAATGCTGTGAGTGCTCTCATACTGTCACCTCAATTGATAAATATCGTCTGTCTCTGCATTATGCAAAAAATTTCATTTGAAACATTTCACGAGGTTGAAAAGGTACCCACTGTTCGCCGTATTCTGCGAGCCATTCGGCAATCGTTTTACGTCGGTTCCATTCGTCACGCGGTATCCAACTCGTATTGTCTCCCTCAACGGCTGTATAAGGCGAAAACCATTTGTGTTGCACCATTCCCAATAGGTGGATACGTCCGACTGGCTTATGCTCGTAGAACACTTCGTCTAAATAATCAACTCGCCGCGCCTCTGGCATTCCTACCAGTCCACCTATAGCAATATGACGTTCTGAATGGAGTAGATGAAACGCGTTGCCTTGCAGGATTGGTATAGGGTGCATCCCGCGTCTTCGCATATCTTGCAGATACCATGCTGTAGCTTCCGGGTCTCCGATCTCGTCATATTGAAGATAGTCATGCCACGGTTTTGCGTGCTGGTGGATATAGTCGCGGTAACTCCGGTAGCTGATTGCATCATTTGAAAATGTGCCGGGATCCCATCTGACAGCACGATGCCGAGTCATGTACTGTTCAACCCACCCCGGATACTTGCGGAGCAACGTTGCCGACAATAGCCACGCTGGAACCGACTGAGTTGCTGCAGCCAGATGCTTGCGATTCACTCCTGCTACGTAAATGAGTCTTCGCAGTGTAATCCCTCCTTAGCAGGCCCCCTAATGACTGGAGATCCTGACCTATCGGGCAATTTTTATTGCAATATCCATCGATTCGAGAAAATGTACTGCCGTATTGCTTTATCAGTTCATCGCGCTTTTGACAGCCAGAACATTGAGTATCAAGCAATTTACTGATGCAACGTACCGCGCTTGCTCGCTCCATATTTCCTCCCGTTACCGAATATCTGAGAAGCCTAGCCCCCCTCACGCTTCCTTAGCCGCTGAGCTCCCAGCCTTCCAATTTGCTGCCGTGTCCAAATCGGCTCTGTTGCTGCGCGTTCATAATTCCATTTGGATACCTTAACGCGGCGATGAAATGTTGCATATGGGATCCCGTTTTGCTCAGCTAACCGAAGATACTTTTCTGGATGAACTCGAACATGATCAGTTGCCCTTAGAGCAAGTCTCCGGGCTTCATCTGCAGATTGGAGTGACTTTGTGGCCGCTCGCTCTGGAGTCCACCCTTGACGAATACGAGTCATAAATGATTCATACTTAATTCCGTTCTGCTGCGCGGTTTTTGCCCACTCATCGTAATATCCTCGCGGTTTTTGCGTTCGCATCGGCATAGTCATCGCACGCTGTTTTGACCATCCTAGCAATCGGATCCGGCGTTCAAGGCTGAATGCACTTATCCCTACTTCGGCTGCCTGCGCGTACTCCTCCGGCGTGATGTAGAAATCATAGGGGTTCACGAATCATCACTCCTATCAATCAGAGCCCATACCATCCCTGGCAACCAGAACAGCATAAGCATTGCATAGGTAAGCGAAACAATTCTGCCGCCAGTCATTCGCTGCACCACATCGGCATCCCGTGCCGCGTCCTCGTCTTCTGGACAGAGAGGCTTTTCGGCTTCAATTTCTGCAGCTATACGGATATAGTCCTTATGAAGCCACCGCGCAGTGGCAGCCCCAATTAGGATATAAATTGAAAGAATAATGCCGATCATATGACTTTCCCGCCATGACGTTGCGGCCGTGTTGCATTAAAAGCCATCTTTTCTGTGATAGCTGCCTCCAGGTCGATACCATGACGCCCGCATGCATCAAACACCCGGATGAGAACATCGGCCAGCTCAGATGGTACACCGCAAGGCTTCCAGTCACTGGCATGCTGGATATTGTCCCGAACACCGTTCTTCTCGTACCAATTCCGGTCAATAGGCTTACCGTCTCGATAGTCCTCCAGTGCCTCGGACAGCTCACTGTGCATCAGTGCGATCAGTTCGCCAAAGCTACGATCCTCTTCCCACCAGCCTTTTGCTACGGCATTACTATGGGCTTCCTTCACCAATTCATTGATAGATTTAAACATTACCGCTCACCTCCTGTAGCGAACTCGATATACTTGCCAGCTTTGCGCAGATCCTCGATGCCGCCTTTATGCGTCGCCCGCGCTACGTACTTCAAGACGTTTCCCTTGCAGTAGCCTGCAAACTCTTCCGGCGTCAGCTTGGCACGGATAAATTCGATAGTCTCGATGCCGCCCTGTGTGTAGTGGCTTGGGCTGTTCACCATGTCATGGGCAATGGCGAACTCTTTCGGAATCTGGTAGATGCCGGTCACCTCAATCTCACGAATGCGCCGCTTGGCTTCTCCCAGAAACTCTGACAGCTCCATAATTTCCTCTTTCCGGTTCTCAGCAACCGCCTTCCAGTTGTCCCGTTCCTCGGCCAGCTCTGTGAGCTGCAGCGTCTTCTCATTGTCGATCTGAGCCCAACGCGACAACTCACCCTCATAACCCAAAGCCTGCTCTCGGGTAGCCTTCAATTCCTCTTTCAGCTTCGCAATGGACTTTCCCAGCCGATCGATTTCCTGTTGAGCATTAAAGCTGACAAGCCCTCTTGCCCTTTCCTCGACTGCTTCCGCTACTGGTGAGGTGGACCGTAGCAACGTAGGATCTGCGGACTTTGCCAGCAGCTCGCTTGCTTTGTCTGGATTAATACCAATGAGGTCCCACTTTTTTAGCCAGTAGTACATTCCGTTCTGCCTTACACCAAGCTCTCTTTCTGCGTAAGCTATAGACTTCCTTGCAGCGATCAGCCCCAAGAACTTCTGCTTATCCGGTTCTTTAGTCTGTTTCATTTTCTCCCTCTCTGTCTGCTCTTCTGAGCCTATATTTGGCCTTACACTTCTTTGCTGCACTGACGGACTGATCTTCTCGCCGTCCCAATTACGCGGCGCCTTATGTCCCGTCCGTGCGCGGTAATCCTCCAACTCTTCCGGGCTCATTTTCCACGAAGTGACCGGGCCGCTTCCTCGGGAAACCGCCTCTCTTGCCGAGTCGCGAATTGGTATACGTGTCCTACCTCCAGATGCGAAGCTCATCTATATCAGTCCTTTTGATAGAATTGGCATTCAAAGCCAGCAGCCTGGAGCGGCAAACCTGGCGCCCAATCAATGGGTCGGCCCATAATTTCTGTTACTTCATCAACGCTACCAATACCCACAGGCACGTCCAGCACCACCTCATCGTGTACATGGAGTGGTATGGCGAAGCCTGCAGCATCTAACCGAAGCAAGCTCTCCGCCAGACAGTCGCGAGCGATAGCCTGCACCAGATTCTCGACAAGCGTTCCTCCCCAAGTCCTTTGGCGAACCATCTTGCCGGAGTCGTCCGGGGCTTTAAAAGTCAAACCGTCACGTTCGAATTTTGGATCCCTCTTGATCTCTGGCGACGGATACGCAAGGCTATGGCCGCTTGGGAGATCCGCGAACAAGACGCCGCCAGAATAGCGGTACTGTACGCCATGTGCCAGTTTAACCGTCCCCTTAGTTCGTAAGGCTTCCATGGCAGCGTCTTGCGTCCGGTACCATAGCCGCTTGATCTTCGGATTTGCTTCCCGCCACTGCTTGACGAGCGGATCGTACTGGTTGGAGGCGATTTCCTTCTTTTTGTCCATCTTCTCCATCGCTGCTGCACCGCCGCCGAATCCGCAGGCAAGCGTCGCCACCTTACCGGATGCGCGGTACTTGTAGTTCTCGTGGCCTTTAACGATGGTATCGAACGGGATGCCGAACATACGTGACGCGGTGGCCTCATATATCTTCCCGTGCCCCTGGAAGACGTCCAGCACCCACTGTTCATCCGCAAGCCACGCTATAACTCTCGCTTCGATAGCGGAGAAGTCGGAAACAATGAAGCGGCTACCTTCCGTAGGAATGAGCGCGGTGCGGATCAGCTCTGACAGTACAAATGGCGGTGCCCCATAAAGCATCTCCAGCAGCTCGTAATCACCGGAAGCCAGCACAGTCCTTGCCGCCTCCAGATCGTCCAGGTGATTCTGCGGCAGGTTGTGCATCTGTACTCGCCGCCCGGCCCATCTCCATGTCCTGCTCGCCCCGCAATACTGCAGGATCCCACGCACACGGCCATCGTCGCAGGTACCGAGCTGCATGGCAGCATATTTCTTGACAGACGTTTTACCCATCTCTTGCCTCAGCTCGAGCACTCGCTTCGTCTCCTCGTTTGGTGCCAGCGCCAACAGGTCCGTCATAACGTCTTTGTTCAAGCTATCCACTTGCATACCTTGATCGGCCAGCCACGTCTTAAGCTGTGTGGGGCTGTTCGGGTTATCTACTCCGGTCAGCTCCTTCGCTTCTATTAATAGGCGATCAGTGTACTGGTCGGAGCAGACAATGGCATGTTGGATCAAATTCTGATCAACCCGGATGCCGAAATCATTAATCCTCTGGTCGAGCGCCCATAGCCGCCACTCGTGCTTTGGGACCGGGAATCTCTCCAGGCGACGCCGCACTTCACGCTCTACGACCACGTCCTGCCGGTTGTACTCGACGTACTGCTGCCAGCGCTCCGGGTCATGATGAGGGAAATTGCGGCTCCTGTGGCCGTTGACCTTCGTCTCCTTGCATGGCTGGCTGAAATACTTGATAAGTGCCTTACCCTTAGCGTCCTTGAGCGCCTCCGGTCCAAGACCGAGCGCTTTCGAGGCGTTATCCAGTGAACCAGGCAGCCCCAGTGTGAAGGAATGGGCCATAGAGCAGCGCCAGTATTTCGGCAGACACTCAATGTCGAACTGCTTCGCAAGCGCTGTGCGCTCGAATCCTGCGTTCCATGCGGTCTTGATGACATCGCCCCGCATGGCGTCCAATACGTCTCTCGGAATGTCCTGGAAGTCGGTCAGGTCCACGACCTGAACTGGATCATCATCGAAGGCGAAGGCGAAAAGAAGAATCTCGAAATCCGGCGCTTCGACATATCGATGAACCCCACATTCTTTCAAGTCGATGCTACTGAATGTCTCGATATCTATCTGTAAAACGGTCACGTTTACCCCTCCTAGAGACAGAAAAGGGGGCCCTTCCGAACCCCCTTACTCCTACTTAGCTCAAGAAATCTTCGTCTTCACCCATATCGTCAGTATCAAAATCCTCGTCCGAGAAGTCCTCATTCAGGCTGGTACGGCCACCGAGGAAGTCTCCGTCTTGCACTTTAACGATGTTGTTCAACCCAGCAGCGACGCCGCGGTTCCCCTTCGCATCGAATGGGTAAAAGTTGAGTGATACCTTTGCGTAGCACCCGGAGTAAACCTCAGTGGTGTCCGTGATCTCTGCGAACTTGGTTTTGCCGTTTGAATCTTTGCCGATTGGCTTAGCGATACCAGGCTTGTTCTTAGAAGAGGCATTCAGGAAGTAATGACCGGCATATGCCTCATCGTCTGGACGTTCCTCATCTCCATCGCGCAAAGGCGTTTTGCAGTTGGCCGGGATTTTGCCGCCCCATTTACTCTTGCCAAGCTCCTTTGCGGCGTCAACAGCTGCCTTGATCTTGCGAAGCGTCTCCTTGTCCGTTTTCGGGATCAGGATAGCTGTGCTGTACTTCTCATCGCCACCATCAACGGATTGCGGCTCGAAAACATGCGTATATGAAAGACGTACCTTACCCGTGATTACTTTAGTTGCTTGATTGTCAGTTGCCATTTGAACATTTCTCCTTTGGTTTTAAGTTTCAAATTCTTCTCCATCAAAATCGTTTTCCACGCTATTCAGCTCCGGCCGCTTGTCCGTCTCTACAACGAGCACAGGCTTGCCCTGAGGCTTAAGGATTAGATCACCAATCAGCACAGCTAACTCCTTCTTGCCGATTTTCTTCTCCAAGTCTCCGATTCCTAACAGTTCCTGCGGTTTAAGGTAGTAATCAGAATCTATGGCTGCGGCTTCAAGTTTCACCTTCACCGCTTCTTTATCCGTGATAACACGATTGCTGCGGCCCTCGACCAGCTTCCAGCCAGGTACACGCTGACCACTTTTAGCTTGATCAAACGCGAATCCTTGGACATCCTTTGCCCACGCTTGAAGTTGTTCGGCAATCGTAAGAATCGAGCCTACTTCTTCCAAACTAAGCAGCGCCGGTTCCTTGAACTCGTAAGCCAGCGCAGCCATGTTCTGATCGGCACGCGCCCGGCAGTTTCCCTTCACCTTGCACCAGCGGCAGTGCTCGCCTGCCTTATGTTCACCTTCGCCAGCGTCAGCCAGCGCAGCTGCGGGCATCACAATATCCTCTGCCCAAGCAAGCAGCTCATCCACCGTCATCGTGTCACTGCTGACACTGTCGAGGCGCGGCTGGACGATCGTCATGCGGATTTCACGAATGTCATACAGAAAGTTATAAGCCGACCAGGCACCAAGAGCATATAGCCGCATTTGTGAGTTATCAAACGCACTGACTGGCACGCCCTTGCCGTACTTAAGGTCAATGATCTCCATCACGCCATCAGCAATCAGCACCACGTCGCCTGTACCATAACCGTTCGGCACCCATTCGCTGAAATCCAGACGCTCCTCCAGCAGCATCACTGCGTCCGCAGTTCGAGCCCGAGCTTCCATATACCGCTCTTCTACGATCTCACAATACTCCGAAATCGCCTTTTCCATCTCCGGACCGTAAAACTCATTCGCTTGGATCTTCTCAAGCTCTTTGTCGAGCTGCTCCCGTTGCTTCGAATTACATATCATTAGCCTACGCTCCAGCTTGTTCTCACTGAGCTCATGCGCCAGCGTACCTTCATCAGCGAACGCGCTGCGGGTATCAGGAATATGTTCCTGCAGCCGGGCACTCGGCGGGCAGTTGATCCACTGCGCCGCCTTAGATGCACCCAACAAGGAATGAGCGCGAGCAGCATGGGCCGTCAAGTCAGTGCCTCCAGCTCCTTGAGGAAAGCAAAGCGCTTATTGTTTGGAATATCCGAAACTTTCGGCACGCCGTATTTATCCAGCAACGCTTTGACCTTCTCACGGCCGATGGACTTAGCTTTTTCCAATGATGCAGCACGCAGCTGAACATCAGTCGGCACTTCTTCCTCTTCAAAGCCCAGGTCGTCCTCTTGTCGCTCTTGTTCGTCGTCTTTCTCAGGCTCCGACGCAGGTTCTTCTTTCGGCGGCTTCGGCTCAGGCTTGGAACGCTGACGCTTCGGTGCATCCTCCTGCTTCGCTTCCTGTGCAACTAGCACTGGAGCTGTACTGCCGAACCCCGCGGCAAGAGATGATAATTCTTTCAAAGCTTCGGCGGCGTCTGCGCCGTTAATGTTAATTTGAACTGGCATGAATAAGTTCCTCCTCGCAATATGTGCAAATGAATTGGTTATTAATAGATTGATGATGAACTTCCTGATCGCAAATCTCGCAGACCGGAGGCAATAAGTAGATATCCACCCGACTCATCGCCTTGCTACCGTCCGCGCCGCAGATGTACGGCATGATAGACAAAGGTTTTTCCCGTTGACCTTGGCCAGATTGTCCTCCGCCGCGCAAAGGACGCAACCTGGCATATAGCGCCGCAGCGAGACGACTTGTCCGCTGACCGTGATCTCGATTTCATCCTGAGGAATCCATTCGAGTTGACGCTGGATCTCCCGAGGGACAACGATACGGCATAGATCATCAAGCTTACGCACGATACCTTTAGGCATTAGCTAGACACCCCCACAAACTCACCATTGCGAAGCTCATACCATGTGTCAGGCTTAAGAGTTTCACCATCAATCTGAGCCGACTTAACGCAAACAGGTTCGTATCGTCCCAAATTACGATTCCAAGTCCACTCCGCTAAAGTGATCCAGTTGCCGATCTGTCCGCGAATACGGCTATCCACCCCGATTGCAGCCCCTACAGAAGATTCGCCTTTTAGGGCAAGCCGGGCACTGTCACCGCTGCTGGCAAGCTGGGCACCGTAACCGCTGCTGGCAAGCTGGGCACCGTAACCGCTGCTGGCAAGCTGGGCACTGTCACCGCTGCTGGCAAGCTGGGCACCGTAACCGCTGCTGGCAAGCTGGGCACCGTAACCGCTGCTGGCAAGCTGGGCACTGTCACCGCTGCTGGCAAGCTGGGCACTGTCACCGCTGCTGGCAAGCCGGGCACTGTCACCGCTGCTGGCAAGCTGGGCACCGTAACCGCTGCTGGCAAGCCGGGCACTGTCACCGCTGCTGGCAAGCCGGGCACCGTAACCGTCTGCGTCGCCTTCTGACGGGGTAACCTTATTTGGATCGTTCCAGCACTTCTCCCACAGGAAATCGAATGATGCTTTGATGAAGCCAGGCAAACCAAGCTTTGCGCCAATATGGATTTTATTCGTAGCTACTTTATTGCCGTCACGGTCGATATCACCCAGAGCTTCAACTGCAGCAAACTCGGATACGTCGCCGTTATCATCTATTAACGGGTAGTACTCCAGCGTGTCCAGCGGATTTTCGCAAAAATGGTATCCGTTTCTGCAAGCTTTCGGATTACCGTTCACGCTGAACGTCTCACCCTCTTTGAACTGATGACCACGACAGATAAGACCCTTTTTGAATGCCTTTACACCTTTAACCATTGATATTTGCCTCCTGTTGGGGTACACTGACCCTGAATAGTGTTATTGCTGTGCAGGTTATTGCGGGTTAGGAGCCGCGATAGCCTTTTTACTTTCCCGCCAGCTCATGCTGGTGTACTGACTTTTGTAGACGCTACGCATGCTGGGCTTGTCCGTGCAGCACATCAGCTGCAGTAAGTTACCTTTTACCCGAAGGCGCTGAGCCTTGGACATTGTCTTCTCACCTCCCTTCAAATATAAATACCGGTTCTTTCTTCTAAGGTGATCGGGTCTCTGCCTTTCGTAAACATCGTGTGCCCGATTTTCCTTTCAAGGTCCACGTATCGACGGTAGAGATCCGGATTGCACCTGGCGCCATGCCGGAGGTCGTTGACACTTCCCATGATGCAGAACACACAACTCAATCGCTCGTTGCCGTCCGCATATGCCCAGAATGGTTCTTGCCCGGCGTCCTTGATGTACTGGAATACTTGTTGGGTAGTCCAATCGAAAATCGGCATCCAATCCCATACATCACGATGACCGCAGCTTTCGGAAGCGTTGAATCGGAAAGGCTCTTTCTTGGCACGGGCCGTGGATTCCGCAGCTCGTATCCCCATGCAGTTAACTCCAATTCGCAAACCGCGATCTTTAAGATAATGGCGTATGAATTTCATAATCGGTCCGCGTTTTAAATCACTGGTGCATTGACGATGCTTAGCTGACGGCCACATACCGCGAGCATCAACCATTTCGAGAAATTCTTTATTAGCCCGTACTGTGAACACTTCATGTTCTGTTGTAGTCAAGATGTGTTCTTGAACGCCTTGCCATTCCACATCGCCGAGGTCAGCATGAACGACAACGATTTGATGATCAGGCACCAGAGTCCGAAGATAGGCGTACATGGCTTGGCTGTCTTTGCCACCACTGTGAGAGCAAAAGAATATTGCGCCCTGGTCAATCAATTGTTGGATTCGTTCCATGCTTAAGCACCCACTTTCAAATTCTCCATCCAAGCTTTTCAGCCTCGATCACCGCCCAGGTCAAGAATGGAAACCTGTTTGAATCAATGCAAGCTCGATTATAACGATCGGCTAGATGGTCCAGCAGCTCGTCCGGTATCGGCACCCTTTGCCACCTCCCCCTTAGAGTCTCGGACGTTATATACCTTGACTGGACCAGATAAGGCAGCCAACTCGTCCGGCTTGTCCAGCAAGCTGTCACATGGCAACGTCGCACGTTTGTAGCGGTTGTAGTAGTGGTCACCGGGCTCTAATCGATCCTGCAGATAGGACATCTGGCTAACCTCCTCAATTAAGATGGTTGTTTACGTATCCAGTCCTCAAGAAAAGATCTTGTTTCCCTTGCCGGGAAGTACCACTTCTTTCCGATCTTATGTTTTGGGAAACCTGGATTAAAAAAGAATTGCTCTTGAATGAAATTCCAGCTCATGCATGTCCGCCGCATTAACTCCTTGGCATCCCAATAGATGTACTCAGCATCTGCTTCCTTGACCATTTCATTAATCTGTTTTCGGATCTGATCCATAACAATCGATTCGTCAATTTGAATGGACAACGAACTGTTCATGGGTTACCTCCTCGCTTTGTTTCGTTTTCGAAACTTGAGGGTAAATAAAAAAGTCATCCGCAGGAATACTGAATATTGCACACATTTTTCGCACTTCTTTCAGCGAAAAGTCACCACCGGTACCATTTAGGTTTTGATTTACTGCATACCTTGACTTCCCAAGCATTGTGGCCAATTCTTGCTGCGAACACCCATTTTCAAATAAGTACGCTTTGAACTTAGTGTATGGGGTGTGTCGACGTTTTAATTCCTTCATGCACTCACCTCCGTATTTCTTTTTCGAAACGCCGTACCCCGATTATAGACCCCGCTTGTTTCGATGTCAACAACATTTTATATGATTTAGACCAATTTTTGTTGCGTTATCGAAACATATATGATAGTATTTGTTTAGACTAATCTAAACAGAGGTAAAATTGGAGGAATTAACGTGTACTCATTGGGTAGGAAATTAAGAGACTTGAGAAACAAAAAAGGTTGGACCCAAGATGAACTTGTCGATAAGATGAACCGCCAATTTAACATAAATATTAATAAAAGTATGATTTCTAAATGGGAAAACGGATCATCTGAACCAACTTTGGAGAATGCTAGATATTTGGTCCAAATATTTAATATTTCACTTGATGAGCTACTTGGCATTAATGAGCCAGACACTATTGCCGCACATCACAACGGAGAGGAATGGACTGAGGAAGAACTAGCCGAAATTGATCAGTTCAAAAAGTTTGTTCGCATGAAAAGACAAAAGGAGAATTAATACATGGAGTATGAGGCGTTACTACAAGTTGCTGAGAATCAAGGAATTTGCACTTATGAAAAGCTAATGCCTCGTGGAATAAAAGGACTTTATGCGGACAAAGTTATATGGATCAATAAACGAATGCCCTTAACCGAAAAAACCGCCATTCTTGCGGAAGAACTCGGACACTACTTTACGAGTGATGGCAACATACTCGATCAGACTGATTTAATGAATCGTAAGCAGGAACTGCGCGCTAGACAATGGGCTTACCAATGTATGCTCCCACTGGATCGAATCGTACAAGCACACCACGCACGGATATCTGGGCGCTACGATTTAGCCGAATATCTTGGTGTGCCTGAGGAGTTTTTACAAGCAGCAATTGATCGCTTTACCGGAAAGCACGGACTTTCCGTCAGAGCTGATGGCCGGCATATTGTAATGTTCGACCCGCTCGGAGTTATAGAAGTCTTCTAGACCAATTTATACCCTTTTTAGTTCTTGCGAATCCCAGCCGCAAGGCTGTTTATACATAGCATTTAACAGAACGTACATTCTTATAGGAGATGGTGAGATGGCTTCATTTCGAAAGCGTGGAGGAAAATGGGAATATAGAATCACATACACAGATCGCAGGACAGGTAAACGACGGGAGAAGACCAAGGGAGGGTTTGCAGCTAAGAAAGAAGCCCAATTAGCGGCAGCCGCTGAGGAATTAAACATTGAAGAACGAGGATTTGCAGAGAACGGAAATGAATCCATCGCCACGTATATTGAGAAGTGGTTGGAAACATATAAGAGACCTGCAGTTAAACTTAATACTTATCTTCTTCAAGAAAGAAATGTACGGCTTAACATACTGCCTAGATGGGGAAATTATCGTCTTAAAGACATAACTCGCTCTGAATACCAGAAATGGGTAAACGAGTTACGCAATCATTATAGTGAAGGAACCACCAGAAGAATTCATAGCATTTTTGCAAGTGCCATTAATGATGCAGTGTATGAATTCGGGATTTTACGTGATAGTCCTTTAAAAAAAATAAAGATCATAAAGGATGAGAGTGAAAATACAGGAAAGATTAAGTTTTTTACCACAGAAGACTTGGAAAAATTACTCACATCAAGTGTTCCAATTAAAAACTCGAAGTATCAACACTCGCGCCATTACCAGGCTCTATTCACTTTACTTGCAAGAACTGGCGTAAGAATTGGAGAAGCGCTTGCACTAACTTGGGGTGATTTCGACTTTGCATCAAGCACACTATCGATTAATAAAACATTGATCTACCCCTTGAATTCTACACCACGCATAACGTCACCTAAGACAAAATCAAGCATTCGAACCATCAAATTGGACGATCAAACACTAAAGTTAATGAAATCCTATAAACTTAATCAAAAGGAAACTTTGCTTATGTACAGGTACAAAAAATCCGATAAGGATCTTGTTTTTCACCAACAAGACGGGAGATGGCTTCGTATCAATGTTGTACGTGAATACATGAAAGAAGTTTGCAAAAGAATCGGTTTGCCACAGTTGTCTCCTCACGCACTAAGGCATAGCCACGCCGTCCATCTACTTGAGGCAGGCGCAACCATAAGATATGTTGCTAGTCGGCTAGGACACGCATCAATTAAAACGACAGAAAAGTATTTACATGTAACTCGTAAAATAGAACAAGACGCCCTTGCCTTGTATGCCCAATACGTAAAATAGTGTGGGCAAAACATGGGCAACGGCGTCTTAAAATCCTCGAAAACCCCGTAATATAAGGCTTAACCTATACTACCTTCCATCTCAAACTTGATGAGACGGTTCATCTCTACGGCGTATTCCATTGGCAATTCTTTGGTGAATGGCTCGATGAAGCCCATAACGATCATTTGAGTCGCTTCATCCTCCGACAAGCCGCGGCTCATCAGGTAGAACAATTGGTCCTCAGACACTTTCGATACAGTAGCTTCATGCTCCAGCGTAATGTTGTCGTTCAGAATCTCGTTGTACGGAATCGTATCTGACGTCGACTCGTTATCCAGAATAAGCGTATCGCATTTGATGTTCGCCTTCGCGCCATCGGAGTTGCGTCCGAACGATGCAAGGCCGCGGTACGTTACTTTGCCGCCATGCTTACTGATCGACTTGGATACGATAGTGGAGCTTGTGTCAGGCGCCAGATGCGTCATTTTCGCGCCTGCGTCCTGATGCTGGCCTTTGCCTGCAACCGCAATCGACAGTACCATACCTTTTGCACCACGACCGCGAAGTACAACAGCCGGGTATTTCATCGTCAGCTTGGAGCCGATGTTGCCGTCAATCCATTCCATTTGCGCATTCTCATCCGCAACTGCACGCTTTGTAACGAGGTTGTAGATGTTCGGCGCCCAGTTCTGAATAGTTGTATAACGAACGCGGGAATCCTTTTTGCAAAGAATTTCTACAACTGCGCTATGCAGCGAGTTCGTGCTGTAAACCGGGGCCGTACAGCCCTCTACGTAGTGAACGGAGCTGCCTTCGTCCGCAATGATCAGCGTACGCTCGAACTGACCCATGTTCTCGGAATTGATACGGAAGTAAGCTTGCAGCGGGATATCACACTGTACGCCCTTTGGCACATAGATAAAGCTGCCGCCCGACCATACCGCGCTGTTCAGCGCCGCGAACTTGTTGTCATTCGGAGGAATGATGGTACCGAAATATTCTTTCATCAGTTCAGGATACTCGCGAAGAGCCGTGTCCGTATCCGTAAAGATAACACCTTGCTTCTCCAGATCCTCCTGCATGCTGTGGTAGACAACCTCGGACTCGTATTGAGCCGATACGCCTGCCAGAAATTTTTGCTCCGCTTCAGGAATGCCCAGCTTGTCGAACGTTTCCTTAATTTCTTGCGGAACCTCTTCCCATGTCTTGCCTTGCTTCTCGGAAGGCTTGACATAGTACTGGATTTCGTTAAAATCCAGATCATCCAAATCCCCGCCCCAACGCGGCGTTGGCATTTTGTAGAACTGCTCAAGCGACTTCAGACGGAATTCCAGCATCCATTCCGGCTCGTTCTTCATCTCGGAGATCGTGCGGACGATTTCCGGAGTCAGACCTTTACCCGATTGGAAAATCGCCTTATGCTCGTCGCGAAAACCGTATTTATATTCTTCCATTTCCGGCATCGATTTAGCCAT